CACGAGTTAGCCACCACCTACCCTGATATTGGTGTATCCAACCCCATTTACTTTTCCCACTAGAAAATAAAACTCTAACTTTTGTTTTGTTTTCTGCGTACTTTTCCAACTCGTTCATTTCATTTCCTCTCTCTCTTTTGTTAGTTGTATCAGCCGTTCGGCTGAGCTTGCTATCTCTCTCATATAACCTAGACAGTCGCACTCAGTAATTGGGACCAAGTGATCGCCACAAAATGCAGGTGTAGCCTTCATTAGTTCTTCCTCTCAAAGGTTAGGTCATCTAAGTAATGCTCAAAGCTCATACCTTGGTGAGCTTCTTCATCCCATTCAAGCACCCAATCTGGAACTTTATCTGGTATTCGCCAATAACTCTCATACCCGTTGAACTCGTCCCAAAATAGGGTTATCTCGTATCTCTCTCCCTCGTAATCAAAATAGATGTATCTTTTCCACGCAGTTTCCTCGTGGTAGCACCCTTCAATTACAACCTGATCCTCTAAATGTCTTTTGATCTTACTCATACCCTTACCTTTCCTATCTGTTTAATTAGTTCAACTGCAACCTCTCTTGCTGTTGGTAGTTTAGGAATAGATCCAGATATGAAATCATTATTCCAATCATATTCATCTTCATATCCGAGAGAGTGTCCGAAGGCATACTCTCCCACTTGTAAATAACCAGGATATTCATAAGATACCTCAACACCTAAATTGCGTATCTCTTGCTCTATCTCTTGTAGTGGAATTAAATTTTTATTACTCATACTGTTATTTTCTCCTTAACAGTTGCTACTGCTTCCTCTAGTGTCCAGTTAATCTGTTGCCAGTAATAGTCATTATCAGATATAAACTTGACTACATACTCCCATTGAGCAGGAGTTATCTCTATCTCATCATTGTAATAATCCTGATAGGTTTGCTTATCAAACCAGTTCACCACTATCTCCTCATCAGGATTTAATTTTTTTAACTCCTGTATTACTGTTGATACCTTCATTTTCTCCCCTATCTGTAATTAAGGCAGAGCGTTCGCTCTCCCTCTCTCTCACCTGTTGGTAAGATACTACACGATCCTCCCCTATCTGCGAAGGATCGCATAGAACGCCACCAAAAGCTGGTCCGATATGTCCGATTTTATTTATCCGCACACCTCCAAAGTTCCCACGCACCAGCCCCCCCCACTCCACCAAAATCTGGTTGAGATTAGATACAAACCAGCCAGCAAAGAGAGCCAGAAGGCGATCCTCACGATCCTCCTCACTCGGTAATAAGTTTTAGATCTCATTAAATCGCCTCCTCACATTTGCAATCAATAACACACTCACCACAGTCCTCACATTCTTCATTACTTACCCAATCGCTAAATCCAACACTGTAAGCAATCGGATCTACCTCTTTGAGCACACGGGCTGGCTCGTATTCCATATCGCCAAACTTAACCATTGGGTAAACCTGATTAAGTAAATCATCATATAATTCATATAATTGATACTCTGCTACTTTCATTTCCCTATCCTTCTCACTCTTTCAGTTTGAGAGAGTGCCACCGCCCACCCCGAAAGGGTGAGCGATAGCCCGCCATCAAGTCCTTAATTTAGATAATACTCATCATCTTGGCAGTCAGGGCAAACCGCATTACAGCAGTCGCAGTCTGGATCTTTGTCGTGGTCGCAACATTTAGGATCAACATCAAAATCTTGAATTGAGTAATTGATCGCAGTGGTTTCGTAATCCTCATCTTCTTGATCGGCATTTGCTGGCTCTTGAATTTGAAGAAGTAAATGCCCTTCCAGGTTAGCCAATTCTTCAGCAGTTAGATCTCTGTAGGTTTGAAATGATATTTTGATTTCGTAGTGGCGCATTACTTCACCCCACAAGCAACTAAGAAAATCTCACGATTAAAACGAGGGTTTTCTTCTTCTAATTGTGTTGCCAGTCTGCGAGCAAGTTCTCTAATTGCTGACGCTTCTGGAGTTAAATCTTTGTAGCAACTTAACTCTTTTAAAATACTTGAAGCGATTAGTTTGTAATCTTTTCTAGTCATTTTTTTGTTCTCCTCTTGGGCTCTTAATTGGGACTGTCTGCCCCAATAAGAGAATGGTAAGGGACGATCCCCCATTCGGTCAACAACTAATTAGATCCAATTCTGGAGTGTCGCCCTGTTGACCAGCTTCGGACATATCGGGCAATAACATTCAAAGTTGACAATTCGGACATTTAAGACAGGGCTGAAATTTAGATCTGGATCTGGAACTGGTGCGATCCAGAGATCGCTGGCAAGGGCTGACAACTGTTAAAGGCTGGCAGATTAAAAACAGTTTATTAAATTGGAGAGGGCTGAGAGTGTGCCTGAGCGGTAGGCAATTGTTTAATTTATTCTGCCGATTATGTAGCAGTCCCCCACAATTTTCCCATATGGTAGCAATTCGGTTTATGTGGGGCAGATAGGGCAACCCAGACAAATCGGACACCGCCGAAAAACCGACCCCCCGTTGTTAAGTTTTGTAGGTGTGTATGGTGTGTACCCTTTATAAAAATATTTGCTAAAGTGAAGCTACAAATCCCTGTCCGTAATGTCCGATATGATATACTTTGTTTGTGAGGTGTACCACATTTATAAAGATTTTTTGTGAGAAAACGGGAAATCACCTATTTTTCTCGGCTTATATATAGTAGGGGAGTAAAACGGGGTGTGATGAGTTTTACGACCAACATCGCTACGGCAAAGCCTACGCGATGCCCCCTAAGGGCGAGCGAGGCTTTACCCCTCACTTCGCTGTAGCTCGTTCGGGAGCGTAACGTTCTAGTGAAGCGAACCGAACAGCACACACACACTTCGCGGCAGGTGTAATAGATTGATCGCTCCACTATCAATTTTCCTCCCCACTATGTAAAGTTATCTCGTGGAGTTATCCACAGGTACATCCACAGGAGGATTAATGGCTGAGAACTCAGCAGACATCGCAAAGAGAATCATTCTCAATTGCGTAGCAGAAGCATTTACTATAGAGCAGGCTTGTGCCTCCGCAGGTAAATCTATGAAGACCTACGAGTACTATCGTAGAACTGATAAAGTCTTCGCTGATAAGATAGACAGAACTAGGCTAGGTCTTAAGGACAAGCAGTTCGCATCAGGAGATGCTCACGATCTGTCCTTCGCAGATTTCAGGCAACGCTTTCTCCATAACTCAACCTTTCCCCACCAACAAAATTTAGTAGATGTTATAGAAGGACAAGAACCCTCTTGGTTACATCCTTCAATGAAGTACGAAAAGGGTATAGCTAATAATCGTATCCTTATTAACATCCCTCCAAACCACGCCAAGTCAATCACCATCACAGTTGATTATGTAACCTGGCAAGTTTGTAAGAACCCTAACTTTAGAATCCTCATAGTCTCCCAAACCCAGCGCTTAGCAGCAGACTTTCTCTACGCTATTAAGCAACGTTTAACACATCCAATGTATGAAGAATTACAGACTGCCTACGCTGCTGGGGTTGGGTTCAAATCTAAGTCAGCCTCCTGGCAGGCAACTCGTGTTACCTTCGGTGATGAGTTGCGTGAATCCAGCGAAAAGGATCCCAACATAGAAGCAGTTGGTATCGGTGGTCAGATCTACGGTAAACGTGCAGATATGATTATCGTTGACGATGCTGTGACCCTATCAAATGCTAATGACTTTGAACGACAGATCAAATGGCTAACCCAAGATGTTAGATCTCGTCTTAACCCAACAGGTAAACTTATTATCATTGGAACTCGCGTAGCTTCAGTTGACCTATATAAAGAACTACGCAACCCAGATAGATACCCTGGTGGATTAGTTCCTTGGACCTACTTGGCTATGCCAGCACTCCTAGCCGCAGATGAATCCCCTGAGAAGTGGGAGACTCTATGGCCTGCCTCAGATCAACCCTTTGATGGACAAGCAGAATCGGATAAAAACGAAGATGGCTTATACCCAAGATGGAACGGGCGCAATCTTTTCAATGAACGACAAAGTATGGACGCTTCAACTTGGGCGCTCATTTACCAGCAACAAGACATCTCTGATGATGCAGTTTTTGATCCTGTGTGCGTTCGCGGCTCTATTGATGGTATGCGTAAGAGTGGTCGCCTTACCCCAGGTCATCCTGGTCACCCAAAAGATTTAAACGGCTTTTCTATAATTTGCGGTCTAGACCCAGCAATGATTGGGGATACTGCAGCTATCTGCTATGCGATAGATCGCATTAACCATAAGCGTTATATAGTAGATGCTATAAAGATTACTAGACCTACCCCAGCACAAATCAGAGACTTAATATTTAACTGGACCTCTATCTACGGTCCTAGTGAATGGATTGTAGAGCGAAATGCTTTCCAGTCTTTCTTAACCCAAGATGAGGGTATTAGATCACACCTTGCAACTCGTGGTGTTATATTACGAGAGCATCACACTGGTAATAATAAATGGGATGCAGGCTTCGGTGTAGCTTCTATGTCCACCTTATTTGGAACTAAACAGCACGATGGTAAACACCATAGAGATAATCTAATGCACCTTCCAAGTGATCAAACTGAAAATGTTAAATCATTAATAGAACAGTTAATTACTTGGTCACCTACTACTAAAGGCAAGACCGATATGGTTATGGCCTTATGGTTCTGTGAGATACGAGCAAGAGAGATGCTCAACCAAGGTATACACGCTAAGCATCATATGACTAACCCATTCTTATCAAGTTCTGAAAAGCGCAAGAGAATGGTTATTAACATAGATGAGATGCTTAATGAAAAACAACGTACCTTTATTTAAGGAGAACAATTGTTAACAGTTAAAGAGGTCTACGCAAAAGCGCAGAGGCTGCAGACTAAGTACGCTGCCCGCGATCAACGTATGCGAGATGTACTCTCAGTTCGTCAAGGTGATATCTCTAAGGTATATCCTTCTATGTTCTCAGAGGATTATCCAAAGCCATTAGTTGCAAACTTTATTGATGTAGCAGCAAGAGACCTAGCAGAAGCAATGGCACCTATGCCATCATTTAACTGCTCAGCTACTAATATGGTTTCAGATGCTCAGCGTAAATCTGCTGATATCAGAACTCGTATTGCTAACTACTATGTAGCCTCTTCAGATCTACCATTACAGATGTACTCAGGAGCTGACTGGTTTAACACCTACGGTATGTTACCTGCTCTAGTTGAGATGGATTATGAAGGTAACAATCCTCGTATTCGTTTACTTAATCCATTCGGAGTCTATCCAGAGATTGACCGTTTTGGTCGTACCACATCCTTAACACAGGTTGTTGTATCAGATGCTGAATCATTAGCAGCACAGTTCCCAGAGTTTGCAAGTCAGATTCTAAATGTTCGTAGCGTTTACCAATCAGCATCACCTTATCTATCAGTTATGCGCTACCACGATAAAGATCAAGACTTACTATTTATCCCAGAGCGTAACAATTTAATTTTATCTAACACACCAAATCCAATTGGTAAGTGTTTAGCAAGAGTCGCAGTTCGCTCATCATTAGATGGCGAAGCTCGCGGTCAGTTTGATGATGTACTATCAGTACAACTTGCTCGCGCAAGATTTGCTATCTTACAGATTCAAGCAGCAGAAAAATCTATCCAGGCACCTATTGCTATCCCACAAGATGTGCAAGAACTTGCACTTGGTCCAGATTCAATTATGCGTTCTGCTAACCCACAAGGTATTCGTAGAGTTCCACTAGAACTACCACCAGGAGTCTTTACAGAGTCTGGTGTATTAGAAAGAGAACTTCGTCTAGGTGCTAGATATCCTGAATCTCGTTCAGGTAATATGGATGCTTCAGTAATTACTGGTCGTGGAGTTCAAGCATTACAAGCAGGCTTTGATACACAAATCAAAGCAGCACAAGCACAGTTTGCTAAGTTGTTCCAAGATGTAATCGGTCTATGCTTTGAAGTAGATGAGAAGATCTTTGGATCTATGACTAAGTCTATTAAGGGAACCGATGACGGTACACCTTACACAATGAAGTACACACCATCTCGTGATATTAAAGGCGAGTATGGCGTAGATGTACGTTACGGAATTATGTCTGGAATGGATCCTAACCGAGCCATTATTGCATTACTACAAATGCGTTCAGATAAGTTAGTAAGCCGCGACTATGTTCGCAGAGAGATACCACTAGATCTAAATGTTACGCAAGAAGAACAGAGGGTTGACATTGAAGAGATGCGCGATTCTCTTAGGGTTGCTGTTGCTCAGTATGCACAAGCTATACCCGCACTTGCTTCCCAAGGTCAAGACCCAACTCAAATCATTTCTAGAATCGCAGAAGTAATCCAGGGTCGTCAAAAAGGACAGTCTTTAGAATCAGTAATTGAAAAAGCATTTGCACCAGAACCAGTTGCTCCAGTAGAGCAACCAATGCCAATGGGTGGTGCAGCACAACTTCCAGTAGCAGGTGCGGCCCCCGCCCCTGCCT